AACCCCACCGACCACCCGGACATCCTCGCTCCCACAGGCCCAGCAGTTCGTCGGGGTCCTTTGGTCTACTGGTATGGGAACGGCCTCCGTCCTCTCCAGGTGGGCAAGAAGCCAGTTGACCAAGGACAGTTCTGTTTCATCCATCCTCAACCTCCATTAACCAAATGCAGCACCCTCGTCTTGGCCATGCTCGGGATACCCACCCGATTGACCACGACACCCCAGGGCTCCACCTTCTCCTGGAGCGTCTCGGTTATTTCCTCACAGACAACCGCGTGGGCGCCCCTAAGGACTTCCCAGTCCGTCTCCCGTACAGCGTTTGCCAGCTCGACCTGCATCGTCTCCACCAGGCTGGTATCGAAGTCCTCCACCGAAGTGGACCACTTCTGAAGATCCTCGATGTAGTAACTGGCGGTGATGTCGACAATGACCGCGATGTCATCGCTGGTCGTGCAGACCTGTGAGGCCGCCGACACAACCGTCTCTGTCACTGTCTCGACCTGGATCGATTCAATCAGAGGCCAGGACCAGTGCAGCCCTGCCTCAAGCAGGGCCACGTCCTTCCCGAACCTGAACTTCACACCCTGCTCATACGAGTGAACAGTGTTGACCACCTGGAGACTCGACAGGAAGCCCCCGATGCCCGACAGGATCTCAGCTATCACCTAAAGAACCCCCTCTTCTTACCCGTGTCCCTTCCAAAGGGCACCTTGCTCAACCACTGATCCACTTCCTTCCTGTAATCCTCACGCCTGGTCCTCTCGGCCTCCCCGGCAACATCCCGCTGGACCACGTCGCGAAGCTCCGCGACCAACATGGCCACAGCCTCCAAGCGGTCGTCATGGACCAAGGAGCCCTTGATCGGAGTGATTCGGGTGTACTGGTGCCAGAGCCGGTAGCGGACCTTCTGGTCGATGGAGATCTCCCGGCCCTCTACCGATCGATAATCACGATCAAATAGATCACGGTCGACCACCAGCCGGTGGGCTCCGACGATGGGCAGTAGGGTCTCGATGATGCGCTTCTCTTTCTGGCCCCTGGACCACTCGGCATCATCAACAGCTATCTCCAAGCCCAGGGTCTTGATCCGACCTCTCAGCGCCACCGCGAAGGTGCCGCCTCCGTAGTTGGGCTCGACCTTGATCTGTTGGACCCCGTAGACATTGGCCCGGTCGATGAGGTGATCGAGATCAGACTCCTCGATGCCCCCAACGCCCCCGGCATCCAACAGGAAGATCATCCCGTGGAGAGAGGCGCCAATGGCGTACCCCGTCTCGTCCTTACCGCGCCCCGAGGGGTCGATGGTCATGATCTTCATCTGATAAGGGACGAACTGGGTGCCGGGCTTCTGGAACGCCTTGTACAGGCGATCCCCGCTCAGACCCACATTGGGCAGGTCGTTGTCGAGCCTGTCCTCTGTGGCCGTCCAGACAAGGCTCTCAGGGCCGTCTGTGAGACTCAGCGGGGTGACCAGCAGGTCCTTTAGCTTCAGTGGGTACTGCTCTAGGTCGGCAAGCGACGGCAGCAGCAAGAACTGCATCGCATAGCCCGCCGGGCCGTAGCTGAGCTTCCTCTTGGCCAGCTCATCCACCCCGAACCGCACAGGTTCCACAGGAACCCCCGCCAGTGTCGGCTGGACCTTGACGGCATCGGCGATCCGGGGGGCCAGGCGATCCCCGTACAGGGCCAGGTGCTTCTCTTGGGGATACTCCGCCGGCCAGATGCGGATCACGTACCCACGTTGCTCCATCTTGGAATAGACGGTGTCTTCGCACTGAGGGGTACCCAGCGCACGGACCAGGCCGCCGGGCTTCAAGACCGCGTCAAACTCGCGGACACGCTCATCGAGCTTGTCCCGCATCTTGACGGTCTCGGCGGTGTTGGGTACCTCGATGTCATCGGGGATGATGACATCGGCACGGGAGCCGGTCATCTGACCGAAGATGCCCAGGGCCTTGAGCGACTCTTGCTGGGCAAGCTCGGCAGGACCGACATCGAAGCCCAGGGTTGACTGGCGCTGATGCGGCCTGGGCCTCAGGTGCCGGAGGATCTCGATGTCCTCGATCAACTGCCGACAGAAGTAGGTGAACTTACCCGCCCGGTCTTCGTTGGCTGACTCGACCAGTACCTGTAGCCGGGGCTCCATGAGAAGAAGCCAGACGACGTACGCGGCGGTGATCCAGGACTTGCCCTCTCCACGCCACGCCTGGACCATGCACCTCTCGGGGCCGTCCTGGAGCCAGTCACACATTTCGAGCTGGGTCTGGTCCATCTGGAGGCCAAGGTGCTTCCAGACATAGGCCGCGAAGGTTCTGAAGCGGGAGAACGTCTTACGGATCGCCAGGAGGTTGGCGTCCGTGGTCGGCTTGAAGAGCCGGGAGGTTGTGTCTGTCATCGGTAGAGCTGTGAATGAAGCGGAAGCGCCAGCCGAGGAACTTAATGGTTCGGCTGGGTCCGGTGGTCATGTAGACGGGCTGGGCTGGTATCTGAGTTGATAGCCCTAGGGCATTATCGCGTCGGCTCTTTATGAGCCAGACGGCCGACCTGGTGTGCCTCCCGTAAGCCTCCGCGATCTCGTCGGGGCTGGGCGGGATAAACATGCCGAGGGTCTCGTTGTACCGCGGCTCGTAGTACAGGCCGTGGCCGAGGGGCTCCAGGAATCCGCCCTCGATGAGGTCGTCTACATCGGGGTCTCTGTCTGAGACCACGTCACCGGGTCGGATCATCCAACCTCCTAATCACCAGTACCAGTCGGCAACTGCAAGGGCGCCGGGGCGTCCTCAGCCTGCTCAACACCCTCAAGCAGCTTGGCCATGTTCCCGTCGGCCTCAGGTCGTGCCTGCATGTCGTTGTCTTTCAGAAGCCCCCGAGCAACGCCGAGATCGGCGGCGGTGGCCTCTCCGTTCTTGATCTTGTCCACCAGGTCTTGAAGCGTGACTGTGAAGAGTTCTTTGAGTAGGTCGCTGTTGGAAGTCAAAAGACGACTCCTTGAAGCAGCGACACGCCACCAGCGGACCCAGCAGCCGCGAAGCCGGCGACCGCGATGATCCGGGTCTTCCACTTCTCGATCTCTGTGAGTCGATCGTCGATGTCGTCTTGGTTGCTGATGACGGTGTCGAGCTTGGCTTCTAGCTGGCCAAGGCTCCGCTGGATCTCGGACAGTTCTGATTGGGTCATGGTGTGCCTCAGGGGATAGCGATGTAGGTGATCTGGACGTTCTGAGTAGCTACCTCGGTGCCGGTGATCCGGTAGACGAACTGAGTAGCTGTTCCGCCCGAGATGTCGAAGTTGATGTTGACGGTTCCGACCAGAGAGAACTCGGTCAGGTCGATCTCGAAGTCGTCGGTCTGCTTGTCTGAGTTCAGGATCAGGACGCCCGTAGCCGAGGACGAACTGGAGTCGTCAGGCTTCCAGACCACCTGGACCATCAAGGCCGTGTAGGACGTGCTGGTCTCTACGGGCCCATCGACGTTGATCGGGGCCTCGTCATTGACGATGTGCCGGGAGCCAGCGCCTGTGGTCGTGGGGGTGGGGACGTTGGTGAGTAGCGAAGCGTCCAAAGCGGGCAGGCGGCCCGAGGAGTCCAGTTGAACCAAGGTGTTCGCTGTGGTCCCCGCGTTTAGCTGTGCTGCGCTTCCGAGCCCCAGGCCGGCCCGCACGGACGCGGCGGTGACCAGGGCCCAGTCATACTGCCCATCCGACTGGAGGACGGATGAGATGAACTGGTTAGACCCCGAGGGCGGGGTTGTCGGGAGCTGTCGGAGCTGGAAGCCGAGCTGGGTTCTCAGGTCGGCTGGGTCGACAAGCGAGTACGTGCTGCCTTCGGCCGCCAGGACCTTGAACGATGCGGAGGCATCGGGGACCGAGTTGGCCGTGGACGCGTTGACTCCCAGGATCGACTGCGCTTGGGCCGTGGTTACCGAGGACCACAGGTAGCCTCCTGAGCCGTCAGAGACGCTGTACAGCCAGTCACCGGCCTGCGTGGTCCCCGGGAGGGTCGAGGCGGTACCGAGCGTTAGAGCGGCGATCTCGATGTCAAGCTCTTCGAGGCGGTAGAGGGGCTGGAGGACCGCAGAGTTCAGGTTGTCGGCGGTCAGGTTGGCCGGCGAGGTGAAGGTCACGTCAGGGGACGTGACATCGGTCTGCCGGGAGATGACGACCTGGGCCCCGTTGGCCGGGGTGTCGACCAAGTCCACCTTCTGAGTGGTGGAGTTGTACGTCCAGGAGACGTTGGTGTTGTTGACCCGGACATCCAGGTCAGCGCTTGACAGGAACGGGAAGGTGACGGAGAAGGATGAGGTAGATCCGTCAGCGATGTAGGATTGGGTTGTGGTCATAGTGGCTCCGTGAGAAAGCGGACCCTCCGCGTTAACGGAGGGCCCGTGAGTCGCCGTTAGTTCAGCACCTCAAGCAGAGGTGTGACGTCGCCGAGCTGGGCAGACATAGCTCGGGCGTCCGTGTAGGTCTCGATTTCCGGGACTTCTTGTAGTAACTTGACACTCGCCGCCCGGCGGTAGCGGCGAATTAGACTGTCGATACGGACGAACCGCTCAGAGAAGCGGTCGACCTCGATGTTGCCCGTCAGGGCGGGGAGGCGTTGGTAGCGGTCGCTGGTGACCAGTTCATTGATCTTGGTCTTCAGAGTCTTGCGACCAAGCTTGACTTCCCCGATCAGCTCCTGATACCTGTCGTAGGCGTCTTGGTTGGTCCCCGGGACCTGGAACTGCTCAAGGTTCACGCCGCCCATGTTGGGCGACGGCATGGAGATTCCCTTGGCCATCCGGGCGAGTTCAAGCTTGGCGGGGTCGTTGACCTCGCGGGAGAACTCGACGGGAGAGGCAAAGCGGAAGAGGCGGGAGCCCAGAGTCTCTTGGCCCTCGAAGGAACGCCAAGGGGCGGATGGGGTGATGGGTTCCCCGTAGATGTCTCTACGGGGCGGCAGGGTCTCCGAGAAGCCGGGGATGCGCCGGCGGACGTAGTCCAGCGTGGTGCGGGCTTCGCGAAGCTGGTCGTCCCCGGCTTGGGTACCGTGTGCCACGATGGCCGGGATGAACGAGCCGATGAACGTCCCGGTTACGCGCTCCATGTTGGCCCCGTTGCGGTCGAACACCGACAAGGTGTCCTTGAGGCCCTTGAGATACGTACGGTTCGTCACGTTCTGCGTGAAGCCCTGTACGGCCTTCTGAGCGATCTGATCAGTTGTCGTCTCGTCCAGGTAGGCGGAGCTTTCGGTCAGGTCCGCCATGAGGCCTAGGGGCACCGCGAGGGGATCGAGTCGGAGATACGAGATGTACCTCTTCTCGCCCTTCTCGTTGGTGGTGACGAAGCTGTACGGCTTCCAGCCGCTTTGCTCCAGCACCCGACGTTCATTGGGGTTCGTGGGTCCCGAGCCGGTGATGGAGCCGCTGGCGGCCAGGTAGACGCCCATCATGCCCACTGAGGAGCCAAGCATGACTTGGCCCCGGTGGATCTGGGTCTGGATGTCACTGAATGAATCACCACGGGAGCGTCGGACGAGGCGCTCTCCCGCGTACTGCAAGGCGCCCACACCGGGGGTTAGACGGAGACTGGTCTGGAGGATGTTGGTGGGGGCGGTGACGAACGGAAGGATGAGGCGAGCGAGCTTGTGGTCCTTGGAGATCTGTTGGATCTTCTTGGCCATGCCGGTCAGCTCGTCCGTGAACGTCACGGAGCGGGCATACTCGACAGCATCGCGGTGGAGGAAGTCGTCATTGTCCGAGGTGCGGGCCGCTGCGCCAAGCTGCGAAGGGTCGTTGCTGTAAGCAGCCCGGACAAGCTTGTCGAGTTCCTGGGGCAAGGCATCTGCTACTTGAGCGTCATCGAGACCCGCAGCCCTCAGGCTCTCTTCGGCCTGTGGCCTCATCTTGGCACGGATGAACGACTTGTACGCTACCTGCTGGTAGAGTTCCTCGAAGAATCGGTTGACCCGGAATGGGAGTCGAACAGCTCCACCAACTCTATCCGCGATCGTTTCCCCCGATGAACCCGCACTAAAGCCCAGACGTGCTCCACTGATTGATCCCCTCGGTGATTCGACAGAGGCGATGTCTTGGAGGACCGATTGCTCTTCCTTGAGAGACTTGACAGCCATGCGGACAGGACTCGTCGGATCACTATGGAACCTCGATGCGTGGAGCATGTCCATAAAGACATGCCCGGTCTCTTGGAATAGCCGAAGACCTTGATCAAAGTTGGCCTTGGCTGTGGCGTTGCCGATCAGAGTCCCGGGGGCATTCGCTGCGACCTGGGACAGGATGTTGATAGGAGTGGACAGAACCGGGCCTAGGGCGTTGACCATCGTGGTCCGGACGCCCGACAGGAGCATCGCGGTGCGGTACTCGATCAGAGCGTCAAGCCAGCCGCCCTTCTTGGCCTTCTTGACGGCATCGACGGCCCGGGGAAGCTGCCCGGACTCTTCGCCCTTGGTGAAGATCTGGACGAACTCAGGAAGCTTCTCCGGATCCTCCAGTACCTCCTCCATCGCCTCTTCGAAGACCTCGGCTTCTTCGTCCAGACCTTCGTCGAGACGACGCATGAGATCTGCGTCGAGTTGCCCCCGCTTGCGGAGGCCGCTGAGGATGTCGGTGATGGAGAGCCACTGGTCGGTGCCGAACTCTTGGGCGCCGATCTTGATGCGGCCTGCGGTTGTCGTCTGGGATGCTGGTGTCCTGACGGCCTGGATGAGCGACTCCATACGGGCCACGCCCGCCAGTGTCCTTTTGATCTCATCGCCGGCTTGGGGGCTTACCGAGCCCGCTTCACGGATGCTGTGTAAAGCTTGGGTGAGGTCCTTGGTCATAGTCGCTTGGATCATGCGAGCAGCGGTGAGCTGGATGGGTAGATCCAAAGCAGCCGACTCGGAGAGAGCGTCGATGGTTTGCTCGATGCCCTCGGGGGTGCTCACTCTTTCAGCGGCGGCCTCGGCCGTGCCTGCAAGAGTGATGCGGAGCTGTTCCCGGGGGCGGACGAGACGGGTGACCAAGCCGATGGCGTCGGCCATGTCCGCAGCGTTCTGAAGACGCCTGGGGTTCAGGTGGGTCTTCAGAGCTTCCTTGAGAGCCGTCTCGGGTTCGACACCGTCACGGATCATTTCATCCAGCGAGGGGCCGACACGTTGGAAGAGAACATCGGGGTCTGCTTCCATGCGGGAGGCGGTCAGTGAGGCTTTGAGCCCCCCGGCCCGGCGGACCGCTTCGGGGTTCTGGCGTTGGGCCAATCGGTAGCCAAGGACCTCGTTGCCGAGGGCTTCTCTGGCTTCCTCCGAGAAGGTGCTTGAGAGGGCGTTGAAGGCCCTCAGAACGTCTCCGTCGGATGCCCGAAGGGTTCCGGTGGCCGCGTGGCCCACGAGGCCCTCAAGGGCTTCTAGGGCCTGCTCGTGGGTCAGTATGGCGTCCTTGCCGTTGGTCGATGTAGCCCGGATTCCAGTGAGTGACTTGAGCGGGTGATCGGCGGCGGTGGATGAGGTACCCGAGACGAACAGGCGGCCCTGTTCGACATCGGCCAGCATGGCCTGGGCGGACTTGTACGAGCCCTTGACGGGGGAGACGACGATGCGGACTCCCGAGTCTTCCAGGGCCTTCTTGAGGTTCGAGACGGTCTCGGTCTTCAGCGCCGCGTAAGAGGCGGTGGGGGCCTTGGCGGGGTCGCCGTGCTTCCAGGCGGAGACGACGGACTTGGAGTAAGTCGGATCGTCGAAGCCGTCGGGGTTGTTCCGGAAGTTGGGGAACGAGCTGGCGATCTTCTTGTCGAAGTCCTGGACGGTGACGGCATCGCCGCGATCCCTTGCAGGCGGCTTAGCGGTGAAGGGGTCGTGGCGGTTGTACGACTCCCCGAGCATGTCATCGAAGAAGTCCTTGTTGGACTCCGGGAGATCCCCGCGAAGCTTGCGGTAGATCGACGACAGGAGCTTGCGGTAGGTGGAGAAGACGGACTTCAGCTCTTCGGTCGGGGCTTCTCCGTTTGAGAGGTAGCGGGTGAAGGCTTCAGCGAAGCGCTCGTCGCCACCGCGTCCGGTACCGAAGAGCTGGTCGGCCCGGGAGGCCAAGCCTTCGTCGGCGGTCTTCAGGTTACGACGGAAGACGTGGGCAAGCTCGTGGGGGAGCGTGGAGGCGTTGGACTCCTTGAAGAGGTTGATGATGGCCTTGCCGTCTTCTTCAAACTGGACCTGGCCCCTGAGTCCAGCCTGGCCTTCCTCGCGGGTCACCGAGGAGACAAGCGACGAGTAGACCTCGTCCGCGTCTTCCCCGCGATTGATCCGCAGAGAAGCGAAGGCATCGACAAGGGCGAGAGCCGCGTCGGCTTGTTCGTTGTCGGTAGCCTCGCCCAGTTGCTTGCGGAGTTCGGTTCGGGGAGCGGAGTCGACCGAGAACGACATCGCCGACTCTTCGGGGGTGTAGT